ATTAGCACGTTGCGGCTCAATACTAGGAGAAGTCTGACCACAAATAATGCTAGAAGAAGCATTAGGAGCAACAGCGAGCAGACAACTATTACGACGATTAGAGCCCACCATATCAGGAGACTCCCCACGGCTTTGAGCCAGAGCTTCACTAGCTGCCAAGGCTCTCTCTTTAATGTGAGAAAAGGATCTGTTGTTAAAACTTGAGGCGTACATTGATTCAAAAGGAATTCCGTTGCGCTGTAGATAAGCGTGAAACCCCATCGAGCCAAGTCCAACTGCACGTTCTCTATAAGCTGAATAAGCGGACTTAGTAAACCCTTTAGCGGATTCTCTGACATAACTGCTAAACCTCTCAAAATTCATGTTGTTAGTTTTAAGTTTAGTAGTGTCTCCTACTGCATGACCAATAAAATGCTCAAGCACATTATCCAGCATGGTTATCAAGTCACTAATAAACAGTTCTTCGTCCTTCCATTCGTCGTAGTTCTCTAAATTAACACTGGACAAACAACAAACGGCAGTCCTTTCCTCACTAGTGGGTAAAGTTATTTCGGAGCAAAGGTTTGACTGGTTAATTTCCAACCCTAATTCCTTTTGTTGCTCAGGTAATGATTCATTACACCTGTCAAGGTTGACAATGTACGGTTCCCCTGTCTCCGCTCTGGTGTGTATCAAAGACCACCAAAGATCCCTAGCTGACGTAGTTTTAACTGCTTCCTTGGACTTAGGATCTATTAGTCTCCACGGTAAGTCCTCCTTAACTGCGTCCAAGAATGAGTCCGTTATGGTTACTGCGTTGTGTAGGTTAAGACACTTGCGGTTTAAGTCCCCACCAGTACTCTTACGCATACCAATGAATTCTTCTATCTCAGGATGGCTGATGTCCATATAAGCAGCGTAGGAACCTCTTCTGGTTACTCCTTGGTTAAAGGCCAGCATCTGTGAATCAACTATGTGCATAAATGGTATGCTACCAGTAGACTCAGAGCCGTTAGAAGTAGGAATACCATTGCTTCTAACACTACTCCAACATCCACCCAAGCCTCCACCTCCACTCGCAAGCCATATGTTTTCATCGTAGTGAGCAGATAAACCAGTCCTTGAATCAGGAACGTGATTAAGAAAGCAAGAGATAGGTAAACCACGGCTCGTTCCTGCGTTGCTAAGGATAGGAGTGCTATAACTGAACCAATGCGAACTTGAGTAGTTATAAAGTCGCTGTGCAAGATCGTAGTCAACAACTCCTTGATAAGTTGCACAGTATACAGAAGCCCTAGCCAAAGCCTGTTGAGCATATTTTTCCTCCTTCCAGAAGTATCTGTCCTTTAGTGTGTCCAAGGAAAAATCACTTAAATTTTCCTCCTTGGCGTAGTCTATTTGAATACCAAGGTAGTCCTCAATCATCCTCTTCATTCTCCTGCTGTTCTAAGTCCTTAATCATTTCCTTCAAGTACCACTTGGCTTTCTTTAAATCCTGTAGTCCGTCCTTGTACTTGAACCTGTGCATGTACTTCAGGACTGCTCCGTAACAGTAAGCTTGAAACTCATGCCCTAGCTGCTGCTTAATGTACGCTATGGCCTCTATGTCCCCATTGTTATAATGAATAGGTTTATGTACTGGATCAAAGTTTTTAGTCGGTGTATTTGCCATGTTAATAATTTCTGCGTATTTCTCGCCTAACTTTTCCCCTATCCTGTTTTTGTTAATTCTGTCCCATTCCTGTGGTGTTGCGTCGTCAATGCTGCTCATCTATATAAGTCTCCTCTGTTGTTTCTTCCTTCAGGTCTTCCTCAAATCCGTCCAACCTGTTAATTAGTTTGTCCTCAAAGCGATCTAAAAGTTCTTCACTGGTTACTGCCAAAGCTTCCACCAAGTCGTCCACTTCATACCGCTCAAGTAGTTTCTCCTTAATTTCATTCATCGTTAGTGACATAATCCATTAGCTCATCTTTTTGTTGTACTGTGAAGTATTTAAACCCTTCCTTGTCGCACCATTGAGACATAGTTATTTTAGCACCTTTTCGTACTTTTTTGAAGGGGTCCGACAAAACAAATATTAATTCGTCGTCGCAACAGTCCCTAATTGATTTGTACTTTAGTGTGTCCCCCTGTCTAAAATAACCTTTGCACTCAATCATTTTGCCAGTTGGTTTGTGTACGAAGTCAGGCTTATAAGTCCTTTTGGTTATGTACGGAACGTCATAAGGTTCGTAAACAAAATCCTTCTTTGGATAAAGAATAGCAAACGTCTTCTCAAGTCCGGATCTAAACATCTCTTTAAACGGCCCTTTTTTCTTTGATCTCAGGAACTTTCGGTTCATTTTTTACCTCTATTAAAAAACGTGGACCTGTAGAGTAAGCAAATACTCGCAAGTCCGGATAGCATGATCTTTTGAACTGACAGTAAGAGCAGCCTACGGCGAGTTTCAGGTTCCCACTCTTTCCATCTGGCAAGGGCTCGTAACAGGGTAAAGGCCGCTCTTCTACCCCTACCAGCTTTTTTACGTGCCGTATCCTCTCAGCTATGTCCTCCTTCAGGACTTCATAAACAGGAGCCTGAGTGTCCTCCAAGTCGTACTGGAGAAAAGTCAAGTGTCCGTTCTGTTTGTCCATGGCAAGCCAACCAAACTTGGTTTCATTCTCAGAGTAGGCGTATGCCTTTATCTGGTCTATGTAACCAAAGGGATCGTCAAAGGCCAGTGATCCGTCCTTGAACTTTTTAAAACCGTAGGAGCTAGTTGACTTAACGTCAGTTACTATTCCGTCAATCCTACAGTCCATGTGACCCTTGATGCCTTCAACCTCACATTCCTTTTGTTCGTCGGTGACTGTATGTCCTGCCATCCTAGTCAGGAACAACAGCATCTCCTCTATTAAGTGACCGTACAGAAACTTAACCAACGTATGCGGTTCTATAGCTTCCTTGGCTACTCCCCGGTAATGATTCCATAAGTATCTGTCTTCCCTACCTACGTTGGACAAGCGTAGTTTTCTAGCGTCAAAACCTCTGTTTACGAACTCCTTCCGCATCAAGTCCTTCATGGCTTCACCAAAGCGTTCTATCTCCGCTTCAGCGTCCACTTCACTGTCAACACGTTTAGTCTTAACTAATTTATAGATGTCCGGAACTAGTGTACTAATGTGTTTCATACCAGTTGTTCCCTATTTTGTATTCCCCTGCTAAGGGACAGTTTAATTTAAAGTGATTACCAGCAGCCTCAATACAGCTAACCGCCAGCCTACCAAACTTCTCAGCTTGATCCGTCTTCACCTCCGTCTGTACTTCGTCATGGATGTTACCTACGAACCTGTAGTCCAGTTTCCACTGTTTAGCGTAGTCGTCCAAAAGTAGTAAAGCCTGTTTCATAACTATAGCTCCAGCACTTTGCAGCAGGGTATTTAATGCGCTGTGCTGTGACCTAACGTGTACCAACCTACCGTCCAATCCAGTTACCATTTGTGGTCCATAAGAGATTTTGCTTTGTATTCTTTCTCTAAGTACTCCAAATGAGCGTAGATTGCTGCTAAAACGCTCTCTAAGGCTTTTACCTGCCCTTTGGTTGCCCCCAACCACTGATCCAAGCTTCGCATCTCCTGCCCCGTATAGAAGGGCATAGATAAAAGTTTTTGCTGTATCCCGTGATTCAAGTCCTGCAAGTCTCTGGTTTGTTGAATGTATGTCTCCGTTGACCACTTCATTTATGTATTCCTTGTCATTCATGTAGTGAGCCAACATGCGTAACTCAAGACCACTCGCATCAAAACCCACCAGTTTGTAGCCTTCACGGACGGACCAGCACTCCCTGCAATCCTTACCATAAGGACTGTAGGACGCAGGTACTTGAGCTAGGTTAGGACTGTTATGAGTCATACGTCCTGTTACCGCTCCATTGCTGTTAACCTTACCGTGAACCCTGCCTGTAGTTGGTGAGACTGCATCAATCCAGCTCTGAACCTGTGCAGTGCGTTTCTGTACCATTAGGTACTCTGAAATTAATTTAGCCTCCGGTATGTCGTTTATCTTTGACAGAGTTCCTTCGTCAACTATAGGTTGACCAGTTTCAGTAAAGCTACAGGGCTTCCACCCAAAGTACTGTAAGTACCTGCCTATCTGTTGTCTGGACCCTAAGTTAAACGGAGGAAACTCTATCCTGCTGAACGGTCCCTCAACAGAGTCCCAAGAATCTCCTAGAAACTTGAGGCCTACTATTGAAAGAGAACCGTCCTTTTTAATCTTTGGTTGCACCTCCTTAACAAATACTGGTAACGGTAAAAAAGTCTTTTGAACTTCATCTTCAATCGCAAGTTTTTTCTCCTTTAGTTCCGCAAGCAGCATATAGGCTTTCTCTTCGTCCAACAGCCAGCCATTACGTACCTGCTCTTGTATAATAAATTGAACTTTGTGTTCTAAGTCTATGGATTCCTGAGAAAACTCTGCCAGTTCGTCGTAAACTTCCAGATACACTCTCTCAGTCACCGCAGTGTCCTGAATACAATAGTCCACCATCTCCTGAGAACACTGTGTCCAATCGTTGTAGTCCCCTTTTGGAAATCCTAACCTCTCTCCCCAAGAGCGCAGGGAATGTCCCTTGTCTCTCTGTGGGTTAGCTAGTCTGGAAAGTACCAAAGTGTCCACTACCCTCTCAGGAGCCACAGAAACGCCCCAGAGCGATTCTAAGACCGGGAGGTCATATCCTATTAGGTTATGCCCAATCACCTTCTCTGAGCCTTGTAGAGCGTCTGAGAGGGTATCCGGAGTATAGTGTACTAAAACACCTCCGTCCTGCCTTGTTACGGCCATCCAGATTTTACTGGCATTTAAACCGTCTGTTTCTATGTCCAGATAAATCAAAACTGAGTCTCCATGTCGTTATTGGAAGGAGGACCAACTTCCGACATTCGGCCTGTGAACCTGTCGTACTTCAGATAACAGGCAGCACCAGTTAGACCTGCATAACGATTCTTCAGGATTCTTACCGTGGTGGTATTCCTGTTTGCTTCGTCTTCGTCCTGCTGGTTACGCTCTAGGCCGATCACCATGTCGGAAAGTTGGGCTATAGCCTGAGAACCCCGGAGTTCACTCAAGCTAATCCTTCCTCCGTCCTCATGTGGTTTGCCTTGTGTTCTCTTTAAGTGAGAAACTAAAAACAAACCTACACCTAACTCCTGAACTAGTGTTCTAAGTTTAGTCATAATCGCATCAATGGCTCTGCGCTCATCGTCCGACTCCTGACTACTGACAACTATAGATAGGTGGTCCAGTATGATCCATTTGCAATCCAAAGCCTTAGCCATGAATCGGACTCTGGAAAGTAGGTTATCCTCCGACGTTGATCCCCAATGGTCAAACAGGAAGTATCTTCCAGTTCCCATAGTGGCTTGCCAGTAAGGTTTAACCATCTCCTCATCAATTTCCTCCTCTAAGTGTAATGGACAGTCCGCAGCTATGGACATGATGCCCAGAGCAGTCCTGCTGATGTCCTCCTCCAGTGCTAGGACTCCTATGTTGTCGTCCGTAGCGTTTAGAAGGTAGTACTCCAGCTCCCTGACTATCTG